GTGAAAATATAAATTGAAAACTTAAATATTATATTCATAAAATGTAGTGCTCTCGACTGGATTATCAAATATGCCCTCCGCCGCCCCCGCCGCCCCCGTGTCCCTTTCTTCCCGTGCAGCATCCGTTGAAAACATACTGATGACACGAATGGAGAATGTCAACCCAGCTCCAACTACGTTTACCGAACGCCGAGATCTAGGCGAGTTTCTCGATTTTGCACAACAATATATCAGCATTGTAGAGCCATCTGACATGTTTGCTCGTCGCATCGTCGCATTTCTCGAAACGATTCAACGTGCTCGAGTGCAGCAGCAAGAACAACCTCGTCCTCGTGTGCAGGTTACGCGCATTGGAGCAAGACGTGTGTTTGCCGACATTACACACGAAGTCATGCAAGAAGAAAACATTGCCGCAAATTTCCGCCACACCTAACAACACTACACAACACACAACAAAAAACAACACCCAAATAAATTATCCTAACCAAAAAAAAATACAAGACATAAAAAAAAGAAAAAAAAACAAAATTATTTTTTTATTTGTTTTTTATCTCATAATCAATATTAATTTATGTTCTTTCTCTCTAAAATTAATATTGATTTGAATTATCTTTATAAAATTATTTGTTTACCTGGGGAATCCAACAAGGTTGGCGCCGATTCCGAAACCGGCACCGGACCGAGCAGAAACGGCAAGGCTGGGAACGTACACATCCAAGATTGCAAACGTTGCTGCAGCAGACATTGCAATGAGACCCACTTCTTCCAATTTCAGACGTTGTTTGGGAATGGAATAGGCAACAATTGCAACCATTATACCTTCAACCAAATACTTGATTGCACGTTTTACAAGCTCGCCTAAATCAATAACGTTGTTATACATTTTATATTATATTAAATGAACAGAAAAAAAAATAAAACTATTTTAAATATAATTTTTAATTAACATATTTAATAATATTTACTATTTAAAATACTTAAATATGAATTGTAATATAATATTATAATATATATTACAACTTTTCCTAAATGAAACCGCGCGGAGTTGAATTAAAGAAAAATAAAGATGGAACGAACAATATGAATTATGTAGATTTACTAGAAGAGGATAAAGCAATTTCTGGTCAAAAATTTGCTTGTTTGTCATTTGTAAGTCCAGAAGAAATTATAAAACAGAGAGAACATTTTTTCTTTGAAGAGTTTCTAAAGCAGTGGAATTATAAAAAATCGGTTGATGTAATGCTTCATTTTGTTAGTTTTATTTCTTACAAGTATAATTTGACATTTGAAAAGGTAAATGAAGATTTCCAGGATTTTCTCAAAACCGAGCATGAATCCATCATGAAATACAATGTGAATGATGATTTTAAAACCTTTGTAGACAGTTATGAGGAGAGACTGGATATTGAATTCAGCGAACAACACGAATTTCAAACGTCGGTTAGAGGAATCAAAGTTCGCGGCGTTTTTGCATCGCAGAAGGAAGCCGAGATGCGCTGCAAGCTGCTTCGCGAAGTTGACCCCAATCATGATGTCTACGTGGGTCCGGTGGGAATGTGGGTTCCGTTTCATCCGGATGCGTACAAGACCGGGCGCGTTGAATACATGGAAGAAACGCTGAATCAGCTAATGTCTGAAAAGAAAAAGAATGAGGATAATGCCAAAAAAGAATTCGATAAGCGCGTAAAAGAGGCTAAAGAAAAGGCAATCGAGGAAAATAAAAAGAATGCGGAGAAATCTGGGAATAAACTTACTCAAACCATTAATTCCAAGGGAGAGCTCGTAAGCGTAAAAAATATGTCGGCTGATGAAAATGCCGCAAATGCAGGCGAAGACGAAGAAGAGTCAGAAAATGTTACACTCGATGACATCCGCAAACAAATGTTTGATACAGAAAATGTGGTCATTGACAAAAATACAGACCACGGATTGTCACGTCTTACTGAAAACCAGGCTCTAAATCTTGACAACGAGGATGACATTGGTCTTGATTAATGAAGGTTTTAATAAAAAATAATAATTAAATTATGAATTATGAATTTAATTATTTATTTATAGTAAAGAATATAAAGCTATATGCAGATATATAATCATCTACTACACAGTATACAAAATGACAACAAAAGCAATTGGAATTGATTTGGGAACAACATATTCGTGCGTGGGTGTTTGGCAGAATGAGCGCGTGGAGATTATTGCAAATGACCAGGGAAATAGGACAACGCCGTCATACGTTGCATTTACGGATAGCGAACGTCTAGTAGGAGATGCTGCGAAAAATCAGGTATCCATGAATCCAGATAATACTATTTTTGACGCAAAACGTCTCATCGGTAGAAAAATTGATGATGCCAGTATTCAGAGTGATATGAAGCATTGGTCATTCAAGGTGGTTGCCAAGGACGGCGGGAAGCCACATGTTCAGGTAGAATTCAAGGGAGAACAAAAGACATTTTCTCCGGAGGAAGTATCTGCAATGATTTTGGTCAAGATGAAGGAAATTGCGGAGAGCTACTTGGGCTCGCCGGTTACGGAAGCTGTTATTACGGTTCCGGCTTATTTTAATGATGGGCAGCGCCAAGCCACCAAGGATGCGGGTGCAATTGCGGGGCTGAATGTGTTGCGCATTATCAACGAGCCAACTGCTGCGGCAATTGCATATGGGCTTGATAAAAAGGGGAAAGGCGAGAGCAATATTTTGATTTTTGATTTAGGCGGAGGCACATTTGACGTGTCGCTTTTAACAATTGACGACGGAATTTTCGAGGTAAAGGCGACGGCAGGAGACACGCATTTGGGTGGTGAGGATTTCGATAACCGGCTTGTGAATTGGTGTGTTCAGGAATTTAAGCGCAAGACCAAGAAGGACCCAACTGGAAATAATCGGGCTTTGCGTCGGTTGCGAACTGCGTGCGAGCGTGCTAAGCGAACCCTTTCAGCGTCTGCAGAAACAACTATTGAGGTGGATTCATTGTTTGATGGAACCGACTTTATGACCAAGATTACGCGAGCCAAATTTGAAGAGCTGTGCATGGATTTATTTCGTTCTACTATTGATCCTGTTGACCGCGTGCTCAGGGATTCTAAAATGTCCAAAAGCAGCGTTGACGAAATCGTGCTGGTTGGAGGGTCAACGCGCATTCCAAAAGTGTGCAGCTTGCTAACCGAGTATTTTAATGGAAAAGAGCTCAATCGTTCCATAAATCCGGACGAGGCGGTGGCATATGGCGCGGCAGTTCAGGCGGCGATTTTGTCAGGAGACAAGTCGAAAATTACGCAGGATATTTTGTTGCTGGATGTTGCTCCGCTGTCTTTAGGAATTGAGACGGCTGGTGGTGTCATGACCAAGTTGATTGAGCGAAATTCCACAATTCCGTGCAAAAAGGGGCAAACATTCTCAACTTATGCGGATAATCAGCCTGGCGTTTTAATTCAAGTGTTTGAGGGTGAGCGTCAGCTAACCAAGGATAATAACATTCTTGGCAAATTTCAACTTGATGGCATTCCTCCGGCGCCGCGCGGAACTCCGCAGATTGAGGTCACGTTTGATTTGGATGCGAATGGCGTGCTCAACGTGAATGCGGTTGATAAAGCTGGCGGCAAATCCAATAAAATCACTATTACGAATGATAAGGGGCGGTTGTCAAAGGATGATATTGAGCGCATGGTTGCTGAAGCGGAAAAATACAAGGAAGAAGATGCAAAGCACAAACAAAAAATTGATGCGCGAAATGGATTTGAGAATTATGTTTATTCGGTCAAGAATTCAGCTTCTGAACCGGGTATGCAGGAAAAGTTATCCGAGACGGACCGCAGCGCAATTGAGGATGCTTGCAAGGCGTCGCTTGAGTGGCTGGAATCTGTGGGACACCATGAAACTGATGCAAGCGAGTATGAAGCGCAACAAAAAAAACTGGAGGGAATTGTTAATCCAATTATTTCGAAATTGTATGCTTCTGCTTCTAATGGAATGCCGGGCGGAATGCCTGAACAACAACAACAACAACAACAACAACCATCGTCCTCTTCCTCTGCTGGACCAAATATTGAAGAACTGGATTAACAACAACATTAACAACAACTGCAAAATGCTGCTTTAAAATCGCAAGGTGCCGTCCCTTTCATATGATAGATGCACGCCAAAAATGTCAAAATTGGAATGCCAAACATTAGCGATATTATTGAATAAGTTATAATCGTCACGGTTCTTTGACTCAAGAGGGAAGATGATGTTTGGTCATCGGTTGTTGAAGAATTAGTGGTGCTCATAGTAGTAACATTAACGGTTACATTGACATTGGTTTCGACGGATAAAATAAATGTTCCCAATATGGACAATGATAAGTATAGTGTCAATATTGATATATTATGATGATGATTCATGTGATTATTCTTTTTCGATTTATATTTATTTTCAACTGTTTAAAAATATTAAAATGAAACATTTATTTTCAATTTTTATTTATTACAAAAATATAAATTGAAAAGTTTTCAATTACTTTTAAAATGTTCAGTGTTCAAACCGGCAACAAGTCAATAATATCATCATGCAAACCACAGCCACAGGAAAATCCAAATCTGGAGTAGGCAAATCATCAGGAATAAAGAGAAGGAGTAAGAAGGAGGCATCCGAGTGGTTTCAGTCTCTATCATCCATCGAGCAATTATTAGTGAAACAAGAAGCAAACCCATCATCCTCCTCGTCCTCGTTGGAAGAGAGAAAAACAAAAAAAGAAATGCACGAGCGCGAGCGCGAACTGCTACTCAAACGACGTTCCGAACACGAAGCCCGCATGAAAGCCCAGATGCAATCTAAAGCGAAAATCACACAACAAATACAAAAATGTAAAGACATGCGCAGTCAACTGATTCCACACCAGATGAGGTTGGAACAGATGCAGCTGCATGAATCTCACAGTTATCAGCAGTACACTCGTTCCCCCCATTTCTATTTCAAACTTGGCATCTTGGAATGCGGTATTTCAAATGTATTGAGGTTGATACGAGATGAAGAAAAGGCCCTTTTTGACATGCAACACAAACACCACTGCATCAAAAAATCAATCACAAAAATTATTGAAAAAACAAAAACTTCCTCGTTTTCCAACCCTTACGCAAGAATTTGCGCAAGAATTCAAGCAAAAAATTATGTGGACGACATCTACAACTTGGTGACAGTGTAAATTATTATAATTTATAATTTGCGCTTGTTACCATTTATTTTTTTTCACACTTATTTTGGGTCCCGCTCCTTTTTTGTTGATGTTCTTCGGGTCATATGACTCCTCTTCGTCGTCAGAATTTAAATCCTTGCTCATCTCCCAGAATTCTTTACTACCGAGTTTGAACGGTCCGTGCTGTTGTGCCTTGTACCAGAAAATTTGGTCCTGTAGCTTATTCGATTTGGCGTTGTTATTTATCACCAAACACTCGAAATTTTCAGTGCACTGGTCCATCACCTGACAGAACGACTCAAAAGTCGGAAACATGCCCGCATAATTTTCATAGATTCGTTTTCGGTTACCTATGTACGGCTCTCGCAGGATAAACACGTAGTCAATGTTGGTTCTCAAATTGGGCGGAATGCCTAAAGGATATTGCATTGTGATGACCAGCATAATCTTCCAATGACGGCCGTTCAT